CAGAGCAGTCAATTCAAGATAAAATTGATGCTATACTTGAACAAGATGCAAAGGGTGGAAATCTTAACTATGATATCTACGACCTGGTATAAAAAGTTATGTGTTAGTGGATATATAAAAAAAGCAAATAAAAAAAATAATATAAGATGGCACTAGATCCGAAAATCGCTTCGATTAAAGCTGCAGGTACTTACAGATTTGAGTTTGATAAGTCTCAAGTTGTTAGTATTCCTGCTAATCAGACAAGGTTAATTGTCGGTTTCTCTAAAACTGGACCGTTTAACACTCCAGTTTTTGTACCAGATACTGCGTTCTTTAAGCAAGTATACGGCGACATTGATAGAAACTTAGAGAGAAAAGATTCTTATTTCCACAGAAGCTGTTTAGCAGCATTGGAAAGAGGACCTATCTTGGCTCTTAATCTTCTTAATTTAGACTCAAAAGATAAAGTTGACTATATTAAGTTTGGTACTTCATCTACACCGGAAGTACAAAACAATTCAGGTGCATTAGGAGAATATCAAAAATTCTATAACAGAGATAAATTCTTCTATCCAGATTCTGACGCATTCCTAGATAACGTTGGGGCAAACAGACAGGTATTAAGTTCTACTACTACCAATGATCTTTTAGATATGGTAAACTTAGGACAGAATCCAATTTCTGTTATTGTAAGAAAAGCATCTGCTGCAAACTCTGCAGGTTTTAATGTAACTGTTGAAGAATGGTACGGAGCTGCAAATGTTCCAGGATTCTTAGATAAAGATAGTTTGGTATCAGACTTCTTAGTTGATATCTTTGTAATTGCAGGAAACTTTGGTGGAGACTTTAGTTCTGCAACGCCTTATGAAAGATTTGATTCTGATCCAATCTTCCAAACTTACTTTGATAAAACACAAGGATTGAAAAGAAGGTTATTTGATTCTGATGCAACTGATACTAAGATTGCTGAATTCTTTAATGAAAGTGAAGTTAATGTTATTGCAACCTATACTGCATCATTAATTCCTGATTTTGTGGATTTAATTGGAAATAACCTTTTCGTAGAAAAAGTTGTTAATGCAGACACTGCATCTACCGGATTATTTGTAACTGTTAATGAGGACCTCTTTAGTGGAGACTTTTTAATTGACGGTGTTGCTGGTGGTATTGATCTGATTGGACACAACCTTGAATATACTCAAGCTACTTCAATCCAGGATGATGTTAATTTCTTATCATACAGTGGAGCTATTGTTTCTGATTTAAGTTATAACAGGGCTGCAACTATACCTAATGTTATTACACAATCTACTGGAACTGTAATTTCTGCAGCAACTGTTACTAGTGGAGATATTCAAATCCAAGTACAAGGAACTGCAGGTGATTCATTCTTTGATGCATTTGCTAATATGACTGCAAATAGTTCAACTGTTGTAGGTACTTATATTTTTGATTCTGTTATTTCAAAATATGTTCCTGTAATATCTCACCAAGTTGTTGGAAATACAGTTACATTATTGTTATCATCTGTTGGTGGAGTTACTGATACTGACTTTCCTACTTCTGGTGCAACATATACCTATATTAATGAAAGTGACTTTGGATTCGTTGCTGATGAACTTCCGCTAGCTAATCCAACTGCAGGTATTATCGGTTCTTATGGATCTATGTTATATAGCCAATTTGCTAACGGTACACTTACTGATGGTGATGAAGCAGTATACTTAGATAGTGGAACCCAATATACTTCATACTTAGTATTTAATGCTGTTGATTATGGCTTTATTCACGTAGGAACTCCAACAACTGCTGTTGATACTGTTGCAATATCTGACCCGGCATATAGCTTACCTTCTGTTCAGGTTCTTGCTTACCAGGAAGATGCATTTAATAACTTAACCCCACACTCACAATTTACTTTAGATGGTGCAGGTGTTTTCTTAAACTCTGATGCTGTTGCATACGGGGCAAACGTTTTTGGAATTCAAACACTAAAAGGTGCAAATAACCTTTCAATTGATATCTTGGCTGATTCGTTAACCGAAACTGCTCTTAGACCTAATCAAATATTAATTGATGCTGCTAATCCTGATGCTGCTGATGTAGTTGTAGGAAATTACTTAGTACACTTTGAAGGTGATGTTAATACTCCTCACTCAAGGTTAACAAGAATTAATGTTGTACAAGGAGGATTAACTAATTCTGAATACAGCACAATTCCTGCAGGAAAAACTGCATTATTAGTAACTTGCCAAAGTGAAATTTCAACTTCTACTGCAGGTGGAGTTAAAAAGGTAGAATTGTACTATCCAATTGATGCATGGGTTGATTACTTAAATGTATTCACTTTAGATGGATTTAAATTAGATAACACTAAACATGTTCCTGATGGATCAAACCAAAGACAAAATGCTATATTAAATGGTACTCTTAACGGAACTAATCTATTTAAAGCATTAACTGATAGAGATGTTATTAACTTCCGTTATGTCGTTGATACTTTTGGAAACGGTATTGAAAGTGGATCTAAAGCAATCTATACAAACCTCTGTTCTACTAGAAAGAATGCATTTGCTATTCTGAATGCACCTTCTGCTAAGGACTTTAAGGCTAATACTGATCCTACATTCTTGGATGCTACTGGAACTCTTTCATCTAGATTTATTTCTACTGGTGGAGATCTTAGTAAAAATCCAACTGTAAGATATTCATTACCATCTCAAACACAAGGTGCGAGTTGGGGAGCATTCTATTATCCTTACATTACTGTAAGAGATCTTGGAAAGAATATCAATGTACCACCTGCTGCATATATTTCTAATAACTTTATTGCAAAATATGAAAATGCTTTACCATGGTCATTAGTTGCAGGTGTTCGTAGAGGTGTTGTTGGTGGAACTGGCGTTGTCGGCTTAGAATTAAATCTTGGAAAAGAGGACAGAGAATACTTGGAGCCATTTGGATTGAATCCGATTGTATTCCAAAGTGGAACTGGTCCAACAATCTTTGCTAACAAAACTGCACAGCAGACTACAAAATCTGCATTAAGTTCAATTAACGTTAGAGAGGTTGTAATTTACATCCAAGATGGTATTGATGCAATTCTTAAAAACTACTTGTTTGAATTTAATACAGCTCAAACAAGATTGGAAATTAAAACACTTGCTGATAACTTCTTATCAACTGTTCAGAATGATGACGGTGTATATGACTTCAGAAATATTATGGATGAAACCAATAATACACCAGAAGTTATTGATCAAAATGTTGGTATCTTAGATACCTATATTGAGCCGGTAAGAGGAATGGAAATACTCGTCCAAAGAACTACAATTCTTAAGACAGGTGCAATAAGCTCAGGTAACTTCCAATAAGAAAAGAAAGATGAATATATAAAAAAATAAGATAAGTTATGCCATTACCACATTATACACAATCAAGGGCTAGCAGTCAGAGATATGAACCTATCCAACCTAATTTATTTGAGGTGACTGTGTTTACGCCACTAGGTGATGATACTGGATTAATCTTGGAACAGGTTAAAACAATCGGAGGATTAAATAACCTTAACCCTTCTGTAGATGCAATAGGTCAGAAATATAAATTTGCTGATCGTTCGTTTGCAAGTATGCCAGGACAGACATTCATGGATCTCACTGTTAACTTCAGTTTGAACTTAAACGAAGCAAACGAAAACTACATTTACAATACCTTCCGTAACTGGTATAAATTAGTTTACGATCCATTGACTGGCGAAATGGGATTGAAGAAGGACTATGTTGGAAGTATGATTATTGTACAGTACAACAGAGCAGGTGATATTTTTAGAAAGATTACTTGTAAAGATGTATTCCCAACAGGACAACCTGATTTTGTAGATGAATTGAGTTATGAAACTCCAGATGCTGTTGATTTAACAATGACTTATCGTTGTGATCATTGGGTTGAGGAGAACGTTGGTGCTGGAACCTAATTCAAATTAAACTTATATAAAACTGGCCTTAGGGCCAGTTTTTTTGTCATTACTCTAATATATAATATAGAATACATAATCTAAAATCATGAAGATATTTAAAGTAGAAAATCAAACAGATGGGAAAGTTTATGTAGGTTATTCAGTTAATGACAATCCTAATAACTTAGGTTCTGGGAAATACATTAAGAGGGCAGTGAAGGATTTTGGTACAAAGTCTTTTACTAAAACCATTCTTGAAGAATTTGAAACAGACGAGTCATTGGGTCATATTATGGATAGGGTAGAGTTTTGGATTAAAAAATACAAAGCCGACAATCCTAAATATGGTTACAACGAAAGCGTACAGGAAATGATTCCACAAAAGAAAAGACTTACAAAAAAATTACAAGTTCTTTTAACTCCTGAAGATGAAGATAACCTTAATACTATCATCATTCAAAAATCAATGGAAACAAAAACAAAACCGATGCCAGTTTCTAGGTATGTTAGACAACTTATTGTTGAGCATATAGTAGAGGAGACATCACCAGAAAAACAATTAACAAAAAATTAAGTAAATTATGAGTAGTCACGAAGACAACATTAAAAAAGAGTTTGAAGCAGCTGAAGGTATACAAGATACTGAAGCCACTGTTAAGACTAATGAGGATGGTGTAGTTACTGAACTGGGTAAGGTTGATACCACCAGGGGTAGTGGAATTACATCACCAGACGATCCTGAAATACAGAGAATTCAAGCTTTAGCAGGTTATGTAAAATTAGATTTAGGTAACTTCCCATCAAAAGGTAAATTCTATAGAGAAGATTTTGAAATTCATATTAGAGCCGCAAGAGTTGGTGAGATTAGAGAATTCTCTACATTAGATGAAGATAATATTTTAGATGTAGATGAAAAATTAAATTCTATTCTTGTTAACTGTACTAAGATAATGTATGGTACACAAAGAGGTTCATACAGAGATGTTTTAGAAGAAGATAGAATCTTTCTAATTTTGGCAATCCGTGAATTAACATTTAAGAGCGGTGAAAATAAACTTATGATGCCAGTAGGTAAAAAGGCATGTCCAACTGGTGCATGTAAATCTCAGGATTCTGTAGAACTTAAAACTACTAATCTTCAATTCCAAGAAGGTGATGAGTTATTGGAAAAGTATTACGATTATCAGAACAAATGTTTTACTATTCCAACAAAAAACCATGGAGAGATTACATTAGCACCGCCTACAATTGGTGTTATGCGAGCAATTACATCATGGATTAGAAAACGTGAAGAAGAAGGTAAATCTTGGGACAGATCATCACTTACTATATTACCTTATGTACAAAGAGAATGGAGAGGTTTTAATGATAAAGAAATCTTTTCTGCAATAACAAATTTCCAAGGCTGGGATGCTAGTAAATTTTCAATCATTTACAGACTTGTGGAAAAAGCGAAAATTGGAGTTAAACCTGAGTTTATCTATCCATGTGAATCCTGTGGCGCGGAGGTCACAGTTCCGCTTTCCTTTCCCGGCGGCATCAAGGCTCTCTTTATTATTCAAGATATCACTTCTGAACTTCTTTAAGGTTAGGGTCTTATTATTGGAAAAGTTGCATCTCCAGCCATCTGAGCTGGATTTGCTTCCTTTCTATGAATATGAGTACACTCTTGAAATGTTTAATGACATAATGAAAGAGCGTAACGATGATGAGCGCAAGCAACAGGCGTCGTATGAGGATAAATATGATATGGGAGGTATGAAAAAACAGATGAAAAACATGTCATCATATAAAACTCCATCAATGCCGAAAATAAGCATGCCTAAGTTCTAATAAATATAGTATGGCAGCAGTAACCTTAAAAGACTTGATGAGCCCTCTATCTAAGATAGAGGCTTATTCAAAAGAAACTAGCGAAAGCGTTAAAAGAATTGAAGATTTTATCGTTAAGGGTATGGGTTCAGCAGGTAGTGCTGATGCCACATCTGCTGCTATACTTTCAGTCTCACAACAACAATTATCAGTATTACAAAATATTAGATCACTGATAGGCCAACATCTTAGTGTGGCAATGAGGCATGAAGAAAATGCTAGAACATTTGCTGGTGATAGTATAAGACAAGCGTTAAGAGATAGAATTTTAGGTAATAGAGATTCTAAAAACTTACAAATACTTGCAAAAAACGCTGCTAATAAAAGTTCAGGTAAAGATAAGACTGCTAATAAGAAGAGCAGTGGAAAGATTGATGGCAAAGCTGCTGCAGCATTAGAGGATTTAGGATACGGCGCTTTACTTACAGGTAAGGCGATGTTATTGTGGAGAATTGTTCCTAAAAAGGCTATCAAAAAATTCCTGGATTTTATAGTTAATTCATTTGAAAGATTTGAATCCTTCAATACAAAGAAAGTACAGAAAGGGGTTGATGCATTGGATTCTATGGGAGATGCTATTATAAAGTTTGCTGGAGGTTTGGCTTTAGCAACACCTCTTATCCTAATAGGTCTTGTAGGCTTACCTATTCTTATACCTACTCTGTTTATTATGGGTGGTGTCTTTTCTCTTTTTGGTAATAAAAAGTTTTCAAAGAACATTAGAAAGGGTGCTAGATCTGTTGATAGAATGGGTGATGCTATTCTTTCCTTTGGTATTGGGATGGCTGCATTTGCTCTTACTACATACTTTATCCTTAAACAGCCTGCAATTTTGCTAGGAATGGTTTTATCATTAGTACTTATAGGTGGAGCTGTTGCTTTACTAGGTACTAAAGCAATGAGTAAAAAGGTAAGGAGAGGCTCTCTTAACTTACTTATTATGGGGGCAGCCGTAGGTGTCTTTGGTATAGGGTATGGAATTTTTGCTGCCGCGTTTCCTAAGAATGTAGGTTTTACAGATGTTTTAATACAAGCTGCTGCTATAGCAGGTATAGGAATTGCTACTGCAATAGTAGGAAAATTTGGATTGACGAATATTGCATTAGGCGCATTATCATTAGCTCTTAACGGATTAGCATTGCTTGTATTTAATATGGGTTATGTTCCTTTTGCCGATGCAACTAAAGGAATGTCATTAGGGGATGTTGGAATACAAAGTGGAGTACTGATAGCAGTTGGTGGAATAATGGCATTAGCTGGGTTAGCTGTTGCGGCATCAGCAGGAACTGTATTACTAGGACCTGCTCTCTATGGTGCGGCTGGTTTGGCATTACAAGAATTAGCACCAGGGCTTAAGGCCATGAAAGATTTAGATTACTCCGAACAGGATTCTAAAGATCTTGCAACAGTGTTAGGTGCTGTTGCTGCAGCATTTTCTGGCGTGGATCCTGAGGCAGGGTTCATGAAGAATGTTGGTAATGTATTTAGTAGAATAGGACAAAGTATTGGAGGAGGTAGTGCCGCGGCCATGTATATTAGTGCAGGTAAAGCATTACAAGAATTATCAAAAGGGTTAGCTGATTTTAAAGCAATCGGTTTTACAGAAGAAGATTCAAAACAATTAGCAATAGCATTAGGATCTGTTAGTGGAGCATTTGCTCAGGCTGGTGGGGAACCTGCCAGTCCAGGTGGATTATTTGGTGCAATATTTGGAAATACATTTAGCCCTAATGCTACTGAGCGCGGTATTGACTCAGTAATGGATTCAGGTAAGGCTCTTATGGAAATCACTAAAGGTTTAGG